CATATTATTACTTCCTGTATTCAAACCTGTTGTAACAATACTACTACTCCCATTAAAACTTGCTGCTTGTCCATATCTTCCTGCTGCATATTGTATCGCTGTTCCAGTTCCATCGTAGTTACCACTTAAATCTACTTCATCATTTTCAAATCTATAAGTAGCAATACAAGAAGTATCTCCAAGTACTTGTAGTGTATCTGTTGTATCTTCTGATAATGGGTCTAATGATTCTACTGTATCTACTGTTTCTGCATATAGTGTTGAAACTTCTGATGAAGATAGAGCTTTAGTAAATACTCTTACTTGGTCTATTTTACCCTCTAATCCACTATATATTGTTCCGCTACCAAATTGAAATCCTCCTATATCTAAAGTTGTAGATGATGATACTTGTGTGTCAGCAGTTAGTGTAACATTTGCTTCAAGTGAACCATTTATATATAACTTTAATACTGAATTATCTCTTACTGCTGCAACGTGAACCCAAGTTGTCATAGGTGCATTGAAAGTACTTGTTGATTCTATATATTGTGTTTGATGTGTGAACCTAATTTTTTTACTTGCACTTCTAAAATCAAGTATTATAGCAGCATAGTTTGGAGAATAAACATTATAGTTACCTATATAAAAAATTGTATTATCACCCTGTGGATAGCTGTGAATTTGTGCCCAACAAGAAAAAGAAAAATCTACTGTTCTATCATTTAAATCGCTTACAAAATTAGTTGTAGATAACCCAGTATCTAAAGAACTACCTCCGCCTAAATAAGCACCTGCACCAAACTTACCTCCATTAATAGAATGTGATGAAGAACCATCACCCTCGTATAATACTACTCCAAAGTGTTCACTTGGTGTTATTCCTCCTGCTGCTGGTGGTTTAACTAATAATCGTTTTCTAAGACTCATAACTTGGGTACTCGTATAATATAACTTGTTTTTTTGTTGTTAAAGCATTTACTTCGTTTTCTACCTGATTAGTTAAGTTACGCAGTAATTGTCTTTGATCTACTATTTCTGTAGGTACTATTTCACCATTATCTGTTTGTCTTATTATATACCAATCTGTTTTAGCTAATTCACCACCTATCGTATGTTTATAGTTAGCGATCTTTTGCTCTTTTAACTCCTCTAATGTTTGTGGCCAAGTTTTATCTACTGTATCTTTTCTAAATACAGTGCTTTGCGAATCCCAATATATCTCACCTAGATCGTGTATTCTTGAATCGTAATCATCAGGTAGTATTACATCAAATAAACCAGCGTCACGAAGTTGATCTGCTGTCATACTTCTAGCGTTTAAATGATACCCAGTAGATGACTTAAATTTTTTTGGTACGTCAGGGTAAGTTGTTATTATTCCATTATTGTTTACTGCTTTCATAATTATTTTTGTATTACAATATAATAGTATTTATTATCTTCAAAATATAAATCACCTAGTTCCTCTGTTTCAGGATCTATTTGTGGATCTACAATAGGGAAAAAACCTTCTTCTTCTAACACTTCTACTGGCGAACTAGCAAAACCTACAGTATATAATTTTACACCGTCCCAATAAGTTGGTAGTTTACTATATACTTTTATTTCACCATCTATATTATTTGCCCACATTATGCTTCTTGACTAATTGTTGCCCATTGTTCTGTTGATCCATTAGTACTTACTATTTGTATTAAGTTTGCTACTGTTCCATCATAAGTACCTGTTATTTCTTTTACACTTGCAGGTAAAGTTAGTGTATAATTTCCACTTATTACTAAATCAACTGTCATACCTGTACTAACGTTACTAAATGTCAAAGTAGTATTTGCTGATAATGTTTTAGTATGTACTGCTGCACTAGACCAATCTACATCACTTGCCGATATAGCTGCTGAAGTAGTATATTCTGCACCTAATTTAGCATAGCTTATTGCGTCATCTGCTACCATAGCAGTTGCTACACTTCCTGTATCACCTGTACCTACTAAAGTACCTGTATTTTCTGGCAGTGTTAATACTGCTGAACTAGCTGCTGAATGAGGTTGTGCTTTTAATGTTTGATAATGTGCGTTTCCAGTTTCGCAATACATTCTAATTTCAGCAACATTACCGGTTCCTGTTCTCATTTGTATAGAACCATCATCTATTGTAACACCACCTGAACTACCATTTCCACCTATTGTTAATGAACTTGATGTTGCCGTTAATGAACCACCTAAAGCTACTGCTGTACCACCTATTGTTACAGAATCATTAGTTAATGAAAATTCTGTTCCACTTAACGTTAATCCACTACCTGCTGTATAAGTAGTATTAGTGTCAGTTGCTGCTATTGTTATTGCACCGTCTGCATTTGTTATAGTAACATTTGATCCTGCAGTTAATAATGCATTTTCAAAATAACTATTTGTAGCGTCATAAATTAAAACGTTTCCTGCTGCTGCACTAGTTATATTTACATCAGTTAAATTATTTATTCCTGAATCTAACGCAAACGTTGTACCACTTAAACTTAATCCAGTTCCTGCTGAATATGTAGTATTTGTGTCTGTTGCTGCAAATGTAATTGTGTCTGTTGAATCATTTGTAGTTATTGTTACATTACTTCCTGCAGCTAAAGTTAGCGTGTCTGTTGCACTATCTGCTACAACATTATTTTGGCCTGAAACTGCTATTGTTTTAAAACTATCTGTCTGTGAATCTGAAGCGTCTATTGTTATAGATCCATCAGCGTTAGTTATAGTTATATTAGTACCTGCTGTAAGTGCAGCGTTTTCAAATATAGAATTTGTATTATCATATATTAAGACGTGCCCTGCTGCAGGTGATGTTATTGTCGTGTCTGTTAAATTGTTTAATCCTGCGTCTAAACTAAATGTAGTTCCTGCTAATGCTAAACCAGTACCTGCACTATAAGTTGTATTTGTATCTGTAGCTGCTATAGTAAATGAAGGATATGTACCTGTAATTGTTACGTTTGATCCACCAGTTAACGCTACTGTTTGATCAGGACTTGTGTTTGCTAAAGTAAGTGTTCCGTTTACATCATCATAAGTACTGCTTATACCAGTTCCTGCTACTACTAAATTAGCTACTCTATCGTCTACTCGTTCTGCCGTATAATAAAGATTCGTTCCTTCTGATAAATCACTTGTACTTTTTGTTCCGAAAGCTGTATTAAATCTTGTTGTAGTGTAATATAAATTACTTGATCCTTCACTAACGCTGTCTGTATCAAAACTTATGTTTGCACTACCGTCAAATGATTGACCATTTATTGTTCTTGCTGTTGAAAGTGTATCTGCTGTAGACGCAGCGATCCCTAAGCTATCTACATACGTTTTAGTTATGTGTGCTTGTACTTCACTAGAACTTGCACCAGTGTAGGTTATAACTCCAGTTGAATTGTCATAACTCAATGAACCGTCCCCACCAGAATCTGTAACACTTATCAATGTTCTTATATCTGAATCCGAAGCACCAGTGTAAGTAAACACACCTGTTGTGTTATCGTAGCTAAAACTCCCAAGTCCACCTGCGTCTGTTGCAGATAAATCAGTCAAACTTATACCTGCTCCACTATTTGCTATTGTAAAACTAGGATAAGATCCTGTTACAGATATTCCTGTTCCTGCTGTTAAACTTACTGTTTGATCAGGTGCACTATTTGTAACGGTAAAATTAGGGTACGTACCACTTGTTGTAATACCTGTACCTGCTGTCAATGATACTGTTTGATCAGGTGAACTATTAGCTATTGTTAGTGTACCTGCAGCGTCATCGTATGTTTTTGTAATTCCAGTTCCTGCTTGTAATAACGTATTTACTTGATCGTCTACTCTCTCTGCTGTATAATATTTGTTATTACCTTCTGTTATATTGTCTGTATCTAGTGAAATATTTGCAGTACCGTCAAAACTAACTCCTGCTATAGTTCTAGCTGTTGCTAAAGCTGTTGCAGTATCTGCATTACCAGTTAAATCACCAGTTACGTTTCCTGTTACGTTTCCTGTTATTGCACCAGTTACATTTCCAGTAACATTACCTGTTAAATTCCCTGTTACATTACCAGTTAATGCCCCACTAAAAGCGTTTGCTGTGACCGTTCCTGTTGCAGTAAGATCACCACCAGTATTCATACTCAATCCTGATGTATTTCCTGCACCGTCTGTTATAGATTGTAACGCAGAAGCTAATGTACCATTATCACCTACTTTTAATAGCGAAGTATATGTACTACTTATTGAATTTCCAGTTAATGTCGCCATTTTTATTTAATTTATTATTTATATATTTTTTTAATTTTACTAAATTTTTTTCTTTTATTTTATATCTTTTTTTCATAATACCCACCCATTGAATAAACTATCTTTATCAGGGTAAACATCTTCATTAGAATTTTGATTATACTCAGGAAATAAATTATTGTTAAAGCTTAAATAATCTATCATTCTGCGTATATAATATTCTGAAAACTCACGTTCCTTATTTACTAGATAATCTACTTCGTTTTTTGTTACACTCTCTGCGTTTTCGCTTATATGCTTAAATACCCCTGCGTTTTTTACTTGATACGCAGCAAATGGTAAATAGTCCATCATAGCATAATGTATTAATGCAGGTTGTACATAACTGTTAACTAAATTTAAATAATTAGGGTTATCAGTTGTTGTCAATGTACCTGCGTTTATTAACGCTATGATCTTCTCATATAATTTTGTACCTAAGAAATTTTGTATATGTATTTCTTGTGCAATTTTTATATAAGGCAATAATTTATCTACATCAACGTTACCGTCAATAATAGTATTCTTTTTTAAATCCTGTATTTTTATAAATAATACTTGTGCCATTTTTAAAATGCTTTACCTTTAGGGGTTTTAAATTTCTTTTTCTTTACAAAACCTCTGTTTTCCATATCTCTAGGTCTTGTTGCTACTTTTTTATCGTTTGTTTCAGGCGTAAAACCTTCTCTTTTTGCCTCACTAACACTTGACTTAGATCTAGGATTTTTTACATCAGGTGTTACTGTTTTACTCATATAAACTTTACGTTCCCAATAATGTCTACACGATCCACCACCTTTATATAACCAAATATCGTAAGTATCAGCACCGTCTTTACCCCAACCTTTATTTACAGCTTTACTGCTCATTTGCATAATATCTTCTTTACGATATAATTTTGCAGCATTTACCATTTTAGTACAAAACTCTCTACTGTCACCGTCAGATTTTAATGGTGCGTATTGATATCTCACTTTAAATTTAAATCCTTTTTCATTCTCACCGTCCTGATCACTTTTAGCGTTTGGTCTTGCTGATCCAGTAGAAGCTAATTCTAACTTTTCATTCAATTCGTCATCTTTTTCATAATCTACTGGTGCAGATTCTACTAACTCCCAGTTTTCTAAATCTTCATCTTCACCTAATTCTATAAACTTTTCTAGTTCTGTTTTTTCTACTGATAAATCAACACCTGTTTCTTCTTCTCTTGTTTCTTCATCTACAATATTACCTTCTAGATCTGTAAACTCTAATGGTTGTAGTGTTTTAAAGTATAAGTTTAATGAAACATTATTAAATGCTAATATTTGATCTAGTGCGTCTAGTATATATTCTTGCTGTACTCTAATTACCATATTGTCAAATAGTGTACTTGCTTGTTTTAACTCATCTGCGTTTGATCCTAAACCATTATTTTGTGTTCTAATACCTAATAATAGTGGCGAAGATAATCTGTGTCCTACGAGGATCTTATTAGTTGCTTCATCACTTAAAAATTGATACTGATTATGTGCGTCAGATAATTGTACTGGATCTATAGTAGCTGCACTTTCAGCATTATCATTAAATGCTAATATAAATTTACCTGCATTACTACTACCACTGAATTTTTCATAAATACGTCTTTCTATTAATTCTCTAGATTCTTCGTCAGGTGTACCATTGTTAAAATTCATTAACATACTAGGTGCCATACCGTTTTGTATATTATTAATATGAAAGTTTGCAACCTCAGCTTCTAATTCACAATAAGGTAACGCACCCTGATAAGTAACTGGCGTATAGTAGAAATAACCTGCTCTATATGGTTTAATACATAATATTTCTATTGCATTATTACCTGATCCGAAAGCAGGTATTTTTTTTAATTTATCTCTATTTGTGTATTTACTCCAATCGTGAAAATAATAATAATTCTTTATTTCTCCATTTTTATTAGCTTTTTCTGCACGTAACGTTTGTACTGGAAAGTGTTCTACTTTAACAATTTTACTACGATCTACATTGTAATAAACTTGCATTGTAGCTTGTCCTAATAAATAGAAGTCAGAACATATCTTTTTAAGATCATCTTTTTTAAATAACGTAATTGCTTCTGCATATTCCATAGGTTTTTTATCACTATTTGTTGCAGATAAACCTTTTCCATATATCATTTCTGTAATACCGTTAATAATTGCATTATTTGTTGGACTACCTTGATATTGGTCTATTAAATATTGATAATAGTTATTATCTTCACCGTATGCTACAAAATCTTTATTTTTTTCTTCTGTGATCTTAGGTGATGTATATGTGTTAAGTTGTACTACTCTAATATTACTCATCAGTCAATTATTATATAGTCATCATTTGGATAACTTGTTGTTTCTGTATATGCTCCACTATTAATACTATAGTATTTATCTTCTAGTTGATCTATTTCTTGATCTGTGCAAAATACTTTATCTAAATATACACTTTTTTCAGTTGATATTACGCTTTCCCAATTATCTGTAGCTGCTTCCCATTTCGTTGTAAAAGCATTCCAATTTGATCCTATACCTTGTAATAATTCTAAATCGTAATACCTACCTTCTTTTAATGTAAATGCGTTTGATATTGAAGCTTTATCATTTGTTCTTGTTAATGTTACGCTATTATTTCTTGTTGTTGTATTTGTGCTATTATCTCTTAAAGTTAATATAACCGTTGAAGGATATGCTCTTGGTATAAACGTTATTGTTTGATTACTAGTGCTTGTTGTTAAAACTATCATAACTATATAATAAAAAAAGATATATTTTTTATATAATAAAAAAGGGATAGTTAAACTACCCCTTTAAAAACACACAAAAACAAAAAACTGTTATGAAGTTGGATTAATTTGTGTTGCACTTGCTAACGCAGTAATTACCGATCCAGTTATAAATAACGGTGGTATAACCTCTGTAGCTGTGAACGTCAATGTAAATCCACTCAAATCAGAATATGCTGCACCTGTAACTATTGTTCCACCTGTTACTTCTGCTCCTTGGTGGAAACCTACCATTAAATAGTTAGCGTCTACAGTATCAGGATCCATACTAGCTGCCTGAACTGCGTTGTTATCTTTTACCACGATATGTGGTCTAGAAGCTGCGAGAAGTTTAATTTCTTCTTGTGTTGCTGCGTCTAAATGTGTGAATGTTAATTCTAGAGTTGTTTCATATACTGTAGTACCAGTATCTCTTGAACTAACAATATTTGTTGTTAAAGAACTGTTAGCACCTTTTAAGTCAAATTCAAAGAATGAAGGTGTACCTGATAAAGCTGAAATATTACCTGAAGCTATTGTTGCTGTACCTAACGTACCAAAATCTGCAAAGTATACTTTATTTAATCCACCTACTGACTGTTTACACGGTAACTGTCTTCCTGTTGTTAATGCACAAGCCATAATTTATTATTTTTTAAAAAAAAAGGGTGGTAGTCTATGCCACCTACCCTTTTACATTATTACTAAAATTTACTTACGATGTAGCGTATAATACTATATCACCACCAATCGCGTGTTGTATACCTGCTGTAAATCTCATTATTACTCTTACGTTTTGAGATCCGTCTAGGTCTGCCATATCAATTACTTTTACTTCGTTTTGATCTGACATTAAACCAGTTCCAAAGAATAGGTTTGATTTTTGTGCAGCTACTGCGTCATTGTCTGAAAGTCCCGGAGCGTTAACTACCTGAATACCGTCAAACGATAATGAATTACCCATATTGTACCATTGAGTACCCTGTGCGTTAGTACCTGCTGCTCCTAATCCTGAAGCACCAAATCCACCTAAAGCTCTAATGTAGTTTCTATACATATTAGAAGGTAAGTAAATAGCTAAATCTTCTGCTCCATATACTGCTGAAGGAATTGCGTCTGCAATTTTACCTAATTCTGCAATAATGTTAGCAGATGTTGAAGCTGTACCTGTTACGTCATTTACGTCAGAATCAGCACCTAAAGTTGTGATAAATCCGTCAAACTGTCCTTCAGTTGCGTTAGTACCAGTCCAAATGTTTTGCTCCATTCTTTGTGCTACTTTGTCTGCTACGTGAGCAATTAAAAAGTCAGAAAACTTAGGAGGTAAGTTGTCAAATGCAGAATATCCCATTTGTACTGCTTCCCAATCGCTTCTAAAATCTTTTTTACATAATTCTAAGTTTACCTGAAACTCCTCTGGTTGTAAGATTCTTTCAGTTAAAGTTAGTGTAGAAGTGTCTGTAAAGTCACAAGTCGCATTTTTTACGATAGCGTCAGTTGCCACTTTTTTCATCACTTGTTTGTATTTTACATTAGGTACTACTGAAATGTTACCCTCTGCTAACGTCTTACCTGATAATAGAGCAGCAGAAATATACTTCCCTGCAAATTCACCAGCATACGTTGTTGTTATTGAAGTTGTTGTTGCCATTATTAAATTTAATTATTATTAGAAATTGCTTGTAATACTCTACCATAGGTAGTGTTTTGATTTGAGTTGACTGCAAACCTAGTGCCACTTTTAGCTTCTACGTTTTCAGGTGAGTGCTTAATGCCTTCAGCAGCAGGTTTAGATAATTCCTCTTGCTTAGCCATTTCCTCTTTTTCCTCTTTTTTATCACCGATTGACTCAATGATTTGTTGTAATTGTCCCTTAACTTCTTCAACAGATTCTGCTAAAGCTGTAAGTTCCTCTTTTGTCGCATAGTTCATTTCTTCTTTTTCTTCCTGAACTGGTGCTTCTTCTAAGTTAGTATCTTCTGCTGTTTCTTCAACAGTTTCTTCTCTACTTCCTCTGAATTTTTGATATCTTCTATCATACCTTCTGTTTTAACGATTAATATTCTATTGTCTGATAGTTCATACTCACCTTCAGGAAGGGGTACGTTCTCATCTTCTGTCTTAATAAATACTTCATTACCTGATTCAAATTTGTCAGCAGATAACACAGTACCATTTTCTAGCGTCATTTCTTCTAAAGAAACTTGCTCTAGTTTTACGTCTACATTACTAGGATCAACACCTAATAAAGTTTTGACCTTTGATAATATCTCTGTAGCATTCATAACTATATAATGAATAGGATATTTTTTTTTATATTTTCAAATGCTGTTTTTTATATACGACCTATACCCTGTGCTTGTAAGCTACCGTCACAACATTTTCTGCTGTAAGTATTATCAGGGCATAAACACGCTCTTCTTGTACGTCTAGGCGAAGTTCTACTAGGCGTTTTAAAATGTAAATCTTTTCTTGGCATTATTTACAAATACAATAATTGCAATTACACATATCTATCTTTTTATTGGTACACAGTTAGGTACTTTTTTACCGTCTTTGATCTTTGTACCTATTTGTTCATATCCGTTCCAACACGGTTTCTTTAATGCTGTTTCGTGAGAATCACACGGCATATACCAAGTTTGACCTTCGTAATCGTGTGTATGATGTCCTTCACAACCTATATTCTTAGCTATTTGTTCAGCTTTCTCAGGAGTACTGTATGCTAATCTATCGTCAATAATAGCATATTCGTCATTAATTTTTTCAGAATATAAATTTAACTCATTTATTTTACCTCTTGCCCAGTTCTTAGCAGATAAACCACCCCATAATAAATAAGAGATTGTACCACACGATTTACTGTTATTTGGATCGTAATATTCTTCTGCTCTAGATAAGTAACTATACATTCTCTTAATAGTAGATACGCTGATCTTTTCACCCTTTGCTAATTGCTGTGCTCTTATTTTACCTACGTCAGTTGCACACTTATTGTTTACACTCTTGTTTAATTCAATACCTCTTTTAGCATTATTTTTTACAGATGTAGGATAATCGTTGTATGATTCTAAACTTACTTTTACACCACTAACTATATCTTTAATGTTGTTTAGTAAATATTCAGCTTCTTCTTTTTCAATAGCCGATAAGTTACCTTCTTTGTAGTTTGATTTGTCCTGAAAATAACCTTCTATAGAGAAACCTTTAACAGCACCTGTTTTTACGAACTCTTGCCATACTTTATCGCTGTTTACTTTTACAGATCCTACCCAAGTACCTACTGGATATTTTAATCCATAAAATGCTGTCTTATCTTTTTCACTATCTTCTACAATCCACGATTCTACTAAACTCAAACCTTTAAGTTGCATTTGATGTTCTAGTGTTGCATTGTTTTGGTTACCTTCCATTAAGTATAACTCACTTGCTTTACGAACTGTGTCTTTACTAAAATATATGTAATACTCACCGTCTTCACTTTGTCTTAGTATAGGTTTGTTAGGTATTAATAATGCACCTAATAATATGCGTTTCTCATCATCTACTTCAGCTAGTTTATATTCTACGCTGCTATTAAGTGTGATAAAATCTTCTTCTATTGCAGGACGCTCAACAATAGATATTGCTTCTATTCCTGAATATTCTTGTTCTTCGTCTAAAATAAGTTCTACTATCTTCATAACTATATAATATATTTATTAATGTTTTTTTTATATTCCACTTTCGTTTATAATATTTCTATCTAACTGTTGTGCTGTTGTTACTTCACCTGACACTACGTATGCTTTTACTGGTTGTTGGTTGTTTAGTGTTTCTGCTAATTGATTTATTGGCGAAGCTCCTACTACATTAAATGCAGGTGCACTTGCTAATGGTGCAGTTGTATCACTCATAGCCTCACCACCTACTGTATCATTTGCATTAGGAATCTTAGTTGCTATGATCTTTTTAACACTAGCCATACCTGACGCTAATACTCCTGCTGCAGCTACTACACCAAATATACCAGTTTGACCTAATGCTTTTGTCATACCCTGATATGTATTTATAATAGATTGTGCTACTGCTACAGCTTTACCTGCAACGCTTGTTTCACCTAATAATTGTTGCACTCCTGCTAAACCGTCTGACACTATTGCAAGTTTTGCTTCTTCCTCTTGTTTTTTTAACGATACATTAATATTGTTATAATTTTCTTCAGCAGCGTTACGCTCTTTTAATGCTTGTTCATATTGTAATGTACCCTTTTCAAATATATCTGCTGTGTTTTGAAACTGCTCTTCTGCTAATCTTCTCTGTTCATCTGCTACTTGTCTTTCTAATGCTAATCTATCTAATATACCGTCTTCTATTAGTTTTTGTCCTTCTAATTCTCTTACTGTAGATTCACTTAGTGCTAATGCTTCTTCATTCTGTAGATCTACTTTTTCTTGTAATAATCCTACTTCATTAACTAATTGTTCCGATCTTTGACCACCTAACCTTTCTTGTATTTCTAACAATAATGCTTGTGCTCTTATATCTTCTGCTTGTAGTTCTATTTTGTCTTTATTATTTGCTAATGCTGCAGCTGCTGCGTCTGCTTGTTTTTGTGCTAGTGCTAATTCTTGCTGTATACCTTCTTCAATTATTTGCCCTAATTTTCTGTTAGCTTCTATTCTTGCGTCTATATCTTTACTGACATCATCACGTATTTGTCTTTGTTCTTCAGCAGCTTTTAAGTTTTCTAATCTTAATTTTTCTTGTTCTGCTGCTGCTATTTGTGCAGCGTTTCCTAATTCTACTTCTGCTTTTGCACCTTCAAAAACACTTTTTGCATAGTCACCTACAGCTTTTGTTACTTTTGGTAATGTTTCTGCTACTTTATCTACTGTTCCGTCAACACCAGTTAAAACATCTACAGCTTCTTTACCTGCACTTTTTATATCATCTAACGCACCTGCGAAATCACCACTAAATACTTTTTTTACTGCACTAGCTACAAACCCTAAAGTTTCTAAATAACTGTTAAACCTTTCTGTAAGATTTTCCAATATTGCATTACCGAAATCTTTTATTGCACCTACTGGATCTTCAAATATTGACTTAAATGCAGATACTACACCACCTATGTTATTTAGTACAAAATTTACAAAGTCATTAAATACATTTGATACAGTACCTATTGCTATAGCAAATGCGTCACTTAATCTTTGATTTTCACCTAATACTTGTTTAAATATATTAAATGCTTCTACTACTAGTAAAACTGGTAACGCTTTTAATCCGTCTTTTAATTTGTTAATACCATTTTTCTGTAACTGTACTAAACCCTGTTGTAATGCTTTAAAACCTTTCTTTAATGTTTTGCTAGTTTTTTTACCAGTTTTTTCTACTTGTTCTACTGATTGTTTTAATTCAGTAAACTGTTCACGTATGTCTTGTAAATCTTCTTGTGCTTTTTTAAGATTTAATTCTAACTCTATTGTTTTTTTGACTGCCATTTTATCTCATTTTTAAATTGACCATACGCTTCTCTTATACTACTAGGTAATTTATACTTACCCTTAGCGATCTGTATATTCTCACTTTTACTTTTTGTATGTTTTAATAATTCAATTATACTAGATATCATTATATATATAATAACTTTTTACTGTTTTTTATGGACAAGTTAGATCACCATTATTATAATCGTAATAAGTCATCTTCCATAATCCATTAGCGTCTATAAAACCTACATAAACACTAGATCCTAAATCTAACCATATATTATAACCTGACACAAAATGTTGTCTTTTAGCTTTTACTATATAATTATTAGGTGTCAAATACTGTGGATATGGTAATGTACCTGCACCAGTAAACTTAGTTGTAAGTGCTGTGCTTGTCCACATTTGCGAATTGTTACTTAACGTTCCAGAATAATAAGCGTAAACAGATCCAAAACTTGACGAACAAGCAGCAGATGTACTTGTATAATACGTAGTAGGATAACCTGCACTTAATTGTAATCTATAAATGTTAGTCGTACACGCTGTTTGTGTTCCTAATGTTCCGTTACCACTTTGCACTTGATATACGTTATTAGATAATGAATAGTAACCGTCAGCAGCTAGATTTGTTAATCCGTTGTTATCATATATAACTAATCCTGCTCCAAATGTATTACCAGTTCCTGATGAATATACAGTTCTATTATATGCTGTTGACACACAAGCTAAGTAAGGATCTGTAGCGTGATATTGTATGTTAGAGTGTGTTGTCCAGTTTGGTGCTGCATTTGTTGTTACTGTTGTATAATTTGATGAAACACCTTTTGTGCTACTAAATGTATTTGTAGCTGTACCCCAATAATAATAAGTTGTACCCCCTGTTAATCCTGTAAAATCATATTGTTTTGTACCAATACTTGTTGGTGCAGGTGATATATCATAATGAGTATTATTTGTAGCACTACTACTATCTGTACCCATATAAAATCCTGCTCCATTAATTGTTGCTCCACCGTCTGCTGTTATTTCTAATTCTGCTGTAAAACTTGTTTCACCTACATTATCTTCAGGTTCTGCTGTTACTGTCGGTGGTACTGGTTGATTATTTGTTACAAAACTTTCTGTTGTTCCTACACCTTCACCGTGTTGATTTATACCATAAGCTGTTACATAATATGTTGTGTTAGCTAATATTCCTGAAGTTTTACTTAATGAAAAAGATCCAGTACTAGTTCCTGATACAGCTTCCTTTGTGTTACTTGCATATGAAGCATTTGTACCCCAATAAAAACCTCTAGCTGATACAGTACCATTTGCTACGTTTAAACTTCCGTTTAATGTAAATGATGAAAATGTTACATTACTGGCTGTACTTGTAGTCATACTAGGTGCAAGTGTTGGACACGGTTGATATCCTGATACATAACCACTGCTATCTATTGTAGCATAATTATTGTTAGGAAACTTATGATTAGATCCTGATCCAGTATATGCTGTAGTTAATGCACTATCTGTATATAATCTAGTTGTGTTACCTAATGTTCCAGAATAATATACTGTAGTGTTTAATGTATACCCACAAGCTGTGCTTGGTGTTGCACTACTAGATGAAGATATTTGTATGCTTATTGATCCCTGACCTGATGAAACTACTGTTTCTCTACCGTTTAATAATTCTAATGAAGATTCTCCAGTTTGTAGATTTGTTGTTATACTATTAATTCTATATGTAAGGTTACCAATCTGTAATTCATCTGCCAATGTGTATTCTTGTAAAAAGCTTATAGGCAATCTTGCTTTTATTTTTGTCAATCTTTCATTATACCTAAAAACATTTGTTATATATGATTTATAGTATTTCTCAAATAATGTATCAGTATATTCAGAACTATCATTCCACTCATTACGTTCTAAATTAAAATGTATAGATTCAGGATAACCTGCTCCAGTATTTAATATTGCAGGTGTATTACTAGGTATAAAATAATCATCTACTTGTGCGTCTGTGTCGTGTCCACCACCATCATATCCATTTATTTCAGTTATTATGTTTATTGGAGTTGGTGATTCATTTGTATTCGCTACTGTAGATTTAATAGGATAATATATAACTGGTTTACCTAAATATGCGTCTTGTTTATCGTCTAATAAATGTCCTACTTGTAATCCAGTTGTAAGTTTTTCAAACTTCATATGCTGAAACGGTAAGTTTATTTCATAAACATTGTTATTACTATCTAATGATTCATCACCGTTATAATTTGCAGATCCCCAATCCTTTTGAAACCGTTCTTTATGATTTTTTGCTAATATGTTATCTGTGTCTTCATACTTAAAATCTATTTCTCTATATGGTAAAGCTTTATCTACAGTTTTAGTTGTGCTGTCTGTGTATTCTGTAACATCTCTTAGAGTACCTGCAGTATAATAACTATCTAATGTATTTACGTATATCTTACCGTCTTCTTTATATGCCGTTAAATTAAACATTTTAAAAAGTCCAGTTAAAAAATCTAAGATTGTAATATCAGGTATATTACTTTTTATACTAAACCCTTCAGAAGGTATTGAAAAACCTGCGTCTACATCACCAGTAGCTATACTAGTAGTTTGATATGTACCAAATAATCCTACGAGATTAAAACTAAAGTTTGTAATTGTTACTGATTCATCTGCTCTAAATACTAATTCATATATACCATTTCCTATACTAAAACTTCTTGTACCACCTGACTGACCTGATGAATATGTAAATGTTGTTACTATTGTATTGTTTGACTTATTTCTTAAATCTACATAAACGTTTCCTGTAGTTGTACCGAATGTTACTGTTATTGTAAATTGAAAATTTTGCGAACTTGTTAAATTACGTACTGTAAAAATTTTAGTATCTAAAAATAAATTATTAGGGTGGTTATTAGTTGCATTTAAATACGTCTTATTTGTTTGTTGATTTGGCGTATATGAAGCTCCTAACCCTTCTAATATTTTACCTGCATTTCTTTGACAAAGCATATACAAGTTATAAAACCCAGTATTTGTAGTATTAAAAAAATCGTTACTAAATATTATTTGTTTATTTCCGTTTACATCTTTTGTTATATCAGAGTTTTCTATTGCTTTTATAAGCACATATAATCTTATGCTATAAACTAAATCTTTCCAATAATATCCAGATAAGTGTCCATTACTAACATTTAAGTTACCACCTTGTTTATTTATTTCTTCATCACCTGTGTCATAATATTTAGGTGTACTCGAAGATGAGTAATACCCACGCATAGAATTACTTATTAATGATACAAGTGTAGGTTTAACGTAAGTTTCACCATCAGATCCTACTACGTCATTATTAGCTGTGTCACGTAATCCTGCTAAAACAGCTGTACTATTGTATGTTCTATCAAATTCATCTAAAAAATCTAGGTCTTGTAATTTTAAATCACCTAATATTTCTTTTAGATCTAATTCACCGAAAAATGTTATTCTATATCTATCAGGTCTACCATTTTTAAGATCTACACCTTCTAATCTTATTTTACCTTTTTGAAACGGATAACTGTTTAATTCTATTTTTGCTGTAGTTTTTTTTCTAGCGTCATAACTATAATCTAA